ACCTATACGCAAATTCAAAGAGATTATGCCTATAACGATTATTCCAATTACACAGTAGGTGGCCCGTACATTTTTCATTTTGATGCGGGGGATCGATTATATTTTGGCTTTGATGATCGGTATGGGATTCCATCAGGATCAGACCATTATAGCCGCATGAGTATGCGCTTTCTTGAGAATTAAGGAAATAAGATGCCTATAAGTCAAATAGTAGCAAGCAGTATAGCCTCTGGAGCTATTCCTGACAGCACCGCTAGCGGAACAGTGGTTCCTTGGGGCGGCACCTCTGCGCCTACGGGCTGGCTAGATTGTGACGGATCTGCTGTTTCTCGTTCAACATACGCAGATTTGTTTACAGCTATTGGCGTAACCTACGGTGCTGGAGATGGCTCAAGCACATTTAATTTACCTGATATTCGTGGAAGAACTGTTTGTGGTAAAGACAACATGGGAGGCACAGCCGCTAACAGGCTAACATCAGGAGTTACTGTTGATGGTGCAACATTAGGAGCTAATGGCGGGTCAGAGACACACACACTTTCTGTATCCGAAATGCCTGCTCATGGACACAACATAAGAGGTGGTAGCGGAAGCATCCCTGATTGGTTTGGGGGGTCAGGCGCGGCTTACGGCATGTTGCAATCAGGCGGTAGTTCGTATGGGAATTACATACAAAATCAAGGTGGCGGCGCGGCACACGACAATGTACAGCCAAGTATTATCTTAAACTATATTATTAAAACGTAGGCATAAAATATAATGGCATATATAGGCATTGACCCAAATATAGGTGACATTACCTTCCAGAACTTTACAGGCAATGGAAGCGCCACAGCCTTTACACTAGCGCAGTCTGTTGTGAGCGGTGAAGCTCTTATCGTGACTATTGGTAACGTAGTGCAAGAGCCGGGTTCATCTGCCGCGTATACAGCCCACGGCAATACCCTGACATTCTCTGCCGCGCCAGCTAACGGGGATGTAATTACCGTGCGCTTCTTTGGTCGCGCCGTTGATCAGCCAACCAGCTATGCGATGGGTTTGTTTAAGTACACTGCCACGGCTAGTCAAACTGCGTTTACAGGGGCAGATGCTAACGGTGCGGTACTAGCCTTCTCTGGTAACGATGTGGATGTATATTTAAACGGTGTACACCTCGACAGCACTGATTTTACCCCCAGTAACGGAAATACCATTACACTGGCATCTGCGGCGGCACTCAATGACGAGCTTGTTATCCGCGCCTATCGTGCGTTTACAGTTACTGATACAGTGAGTAAGGCTTCTGGAGGTACATTTGCGGGGGAGATAACCGCTCCGTCATTTCAGACCACTAATAGCACGGTTGATACAGCGGCGTTCCGCACGAATGATCAGACTGTAAACCAGAACACTACCATTGGCTCAACCAAGAATGCCTTGGCAATTGGGCCGTTAACTATTGATACATCAACTACTATTACGGTTGATGGCAACTTAACAATACTGTGAGGCACAGATGGCTTCGATACTAAATGTAGACCAAGTAAAAAACGCAAATGGCACAACTTCGCCGCCTGTAAGCATTCCGGGTCATATTATTCAGATGCAGTCAAGTGTAAGCACGGCGGCTTCAAGTATTTCGTCACAAACTTACGCTGATATTCCTTCAATGACTGCAACAATCACACCGACATCTACAAGTAGTAAAATACTAATCCAAGTTAGCTTTGGTTTATTATGCTCCAATAGTACAGGAACTGGTTGTATGATGAAACTTCTTAGAGGTAGCACAGAGATTGGACAAGGTGTTGGTGCAGATACACATAATGTGTTTATGCAAAACTATGATGGTGCAAACAGTGTATTCCACCAAGCTAGTCATATGTTTGTAGATAGCCCAAGCTCAACCAGCGCAATCACTTATAAAATGCAGTGGGCATTAACTGGGAGTGGTGAAACTTGGTACATGAACAGGCGAGGCTCAGATAACTATGCCAGAACTTCATCAACATTCTTGCTTACAGAAATAGCGGGATAGAGGTTGAGATGAGTACATTATTTGTAGATACAATAAATGAGAAGACCACAAACAACGGAGTGTATATTCCGGGTCATGTCTTGCAGGTAAAAGAAACAAAATCAACCGCCAGAACTACCACAAGCTCAACAAGCTATGTTGATTTTCTTACGGTATCAATTACACCCTCATCTACTAGCAGTAAAATATTAATAGATGCTCGTTTGTATGTTGGAACGAATTGGTGGAACAACCGTTCAAAATTTGCTATTGCAAGAGATTCTACAATAATAACAGGAAACAGTGGTAATCTTTGGCCGTGGCAATATGGAGCAGATAGTAGTAATTCACTTTATGAGTTTATGTTGAACACTGTTATTCTTTTAGATAGCCCCGCAACAACAAGCGCAATAACATACAAAGCTCAGTTAGCGAATCAAAATAGCGGAACTACTCTTGCCATGAATGGTAATTACCAAACTTCAGGTACTAGTTATGGGCAAAGCACTATTATTGTGATGGAGATTGGCGGATGACCAGCATATTAAAAGTCTCCCAGATTCAAGACCCGACAAACTCGAACACCGCGCTGTCGATTGACAGCAGTGGTAATGTTACTTCCGGTCAAAAACTATTGTATGGCTCTAACCAGCCTATGTTTTCTGTTAGAGGTCAAAACGGAAACGCGGCTATTTCTGGGCTTTCTTTAAGTAATATTTCTGATGAAGGCAACACAACATACATTAATAGCTTTAGCCAGATAGATGTTAATAGAGGAAGCCTATACAGTAACGGAAGATTAGTTGCGCCTGTTAATGGAATATATGAAATCTCTGCTCGGAGTGGGCATGGCAGTGGCTCAACTAATTATCGTGCTTTAGTTGTTATTAAGCTAGATTCTAATGGGACTACTGGTGAAGAAATTTATAGGGTTTGGACATCTAATGATTATGCCTATTATACATTGTCCTATTCTGGGTTTTTAGAATTAACTGCTGGCGAACAAGTAGCGGTAGGTTGGAATAGTGTTTATATGCCGCATACCACCAGTGACCATGAAGGCGCAACTGTGTTTTCAGCAAAATTAATAGGTTAAAAACATGGCATCAGTATCAGAAGCAATCAAAGAATTAAATCCAGACATTCAGTGGGTTCTACGCGGAGAGCCAACCGATGCTTATGAGTTCAACACTATGTTCTCTGTGATTATGGGCGAAGATGACAGCGGCACAGCTATCGAGTCTTATGAAGATGACGACTGGCAGGGCATTACATGGAATGCAATTGAAAAAAAGTTATCCGAGCTTAACCTAGAAGAGCCTTTAAAACTACTTCGTGAAGAGCGTAATAGACGTATCGCTGAAACAGATTGGTGGGCATCATCTGATCTTACCATGTCTTCGGATCGCGCATCTTATCGTCAGGCACTGCGTGACATAACCGACACCTATCAATCGCTAGACACTGTTGTTTGGCCTGTGAAGCCGGAGTAAGGTATGAGTAACGCCCGTAATCTTTCTAATCTGTTAGGGACAAGCGCTACCGTTCCGTCTGGTAATTTGCCTTCTGGTTCTGTTATTCAAGTTGCAACAGACACAAGTGGATCAAACACTGCTATTACAGGAAACACTTATACCGCCTCTTCTGTATCAATTACTTTTACGCCAAAGAAATCAAACAGTACAATATTATTGATCTGGTCTGGTAATGTTTCGCAACAAACGAGTGGAGCAAACGGTTATGGTTTAGCTTTTTTTGAAGGAAATACACAGCTTAATACTCAACCGATGGATGGCTCAGGCCCTTTTACTGAATACAAAGATGAAACTCGTATTTTCTCCTATATAACAATGAGCCATTCGATAAGTGCTAGTAGTACGTCAGCTAGAACATATACAATTAGAGGCCGAAAATATAATAGTTCTGTTTCAGATTTAAATATTGGCGTTGGAAGTGCAGTAGTCGGCACACAATCATTTACTGTTATGGAAATTTCAGGATAATGTTTGGTGAGTTTTGTATAACAGAAAGAGCTATAGCAAGTCATGGTATTTTGACCTTTGGCTCTGGATCTGTTGATGCAAACTTTACCTCATCTCAAATTAGCTCTCCTGTATTCTCAGGCGTGTCTAGCATGGATGCTATATCCAGTATAAGCCGTGTTGGCTCTGGAGTCCTTACTGGTATCTCAGAATCATCTTTTGATTTTACACAAGAGTCAGCACCAACTAGATTTGCTACTGCTATATCTGGTCAAGTTATAAGTTTTGATCAGGCTTCTAAAGCGATAAAAACCGCTGTGGCTCAGTCTGAACAGTCTGCAAACTTTACACAAAAATCAGATGCCTTAAAAATAACCAGCGGAACTTCAGATCAGTCTGCTAACTTTACTCAGTCGGCGGCGGCTAATTTTACTGCTTCAGGTTTATCTGAGCAATCCTCTGAATTTGAAAGCTCGACTGCTGGAGGTATAGTAACCAGCGCCTCATCTGAAAATAGCTTTAC